TGTTATGGCAGGATTCGACATTACTCAATCACTCCTTCTAACGGGCGACGGGGTCGTTTGCGTTCTCGACGTACCGCACACCGTTCGTTGACTGTCTGATGTTCTGCTCGGTGCTGGGTCGATCGGTACTGCCACCGATGGCCGACACAGTCACGGCAGAAGGCCCTTCTCGCTTCGGGGCAGGGGCCGCGGCAATGCGTTCCTTGGCGGCAACCCGCTCCTCCATCGACAAGAAGGCCGCATACATATCGCCGACGGTCAAACCGTTGGGATTTGCAGTGAAGGCCGTGAACTTGTGCTGGAGGTACTCGGGTACACCATTGGTCTGCAGCTGAGCCAGGAAGGCCCTGAGCTCGGCCTGCGCCGCTCCCTGCATTTCGCCCTCGCGTCGAGCCTGCTCCCGAAGCTGCTGCGGAGACATATCCGCCGCGGTCTTCTTGGAGGGGTTGACAGCAGGAGCATCATCATCATCGGAGTCATCGAAGATACTCTGGCGGGCCTGCAGGACTTCTCCAGCAATGTGCCTCTCCAGAACATCTACGAGGTTGGGGTCCGACTCCAGGCGCTGGATTAGCCCCTGGTATCTGTTCACAGAGTTGAACTCACGCTCAAGCATCTCATACTGCTGCTTATAGTATTGCGCACCACGCTCTTCGTGTTCACGAATAGTGGCAGCAGCGGCTGCGTTCATGTCGACACTGCCATCGGCCATCCGCTTGACGTCCGGCTTTGTCTGTTCGGCTGAACCAACCAGTGACGCCTGAGCCGATTTCACGGCCTCAGGGATGTCACTAGGAACTTGCGTCGGTTCTGCTTCTTCGCTCCAAAACGGATCGTTCGCGTTCAAGTTCGGCCTCCATTTCGGCCTGCATCTTGATCAATGCAAGCTCATCCATTGTCTTCGCCACTGCGGCATCACTATCGATCTTCGCTTCCTTCAAGACAAGAGCATTCTCTTTCCTAAGAAGAGCGAGCTCGTCCTTCATTCTGGCCTGCGTTACTTCCTGGTCCACGACAGTTTGTACACTATCGTCACGCATACCGCCAAGGATTTTTTGAGCGCCAAGGTGGATTTCGGTTTGCTGCAGTTGCCTCTTGAGTGTCTGGTTTAGGCCCTCAAGGCTCTTGATGGCGTCGGTGGCCTGCTGCAGCTGGGACGCCAACTGCGCGGCCTCGCTCATGCGCTTGCGCATGGCGTCGACCTCTATGCCATCCATCTTCTTCCAGACCTCTTCCTTGTCGACAAGACCGACCTGGAACATGTCCATCATCATGTTGGACATGGCCATGCGGTTGGTCGGCATCGAGGTCCCATCGGCGACAATCAGGTCGTATTTGCCAACAGAAAGATCGTTGAAGGTCTTGACCTCTCCAGTAAACGGATCGATTTCTTGCCCATTCGCAATGACGCGCTTTGCAGCCTCGTTCGTCTCCCCGACAACCCTGAGCATCTTCTGGGGAGTGTAGGTCATCTGGACAAGCTGCATCACGACAAGACCAAGGAGGCGCAAGCCATGGCGTGCGTGCTTTGCCTTGTACTGGATCTTCTGTTGACCTCGCTCCTCAAGGGCCAGTAGCGACCGATAGGTCTCTGGTGCGTCCTGCCCACTGCCCATCATATGTGAGAAGACGGAGAGCGAGTATTCGATGTCGTTCTTGGCCTCGGCCTCAAGCTGGACCCACGCTGGCGACAGCTGAGAAGGCTGGATCTCTCGCGGGGGAGGGCCACCGACCTCAAGATACTCGATCAGGAAGCCAGGTGTGGTTCCACGGCGCTCAAACTCTTCCTTGTTCTGGATTGAGCCCTTGGGCGCGATCATGCGCATGTTGCCACTGAGAGACGCATTGTGCAGCATGATCGATCGACGCTTGTTGGTCTCCTGCTGCATGCCCATGATGACGGCAACATCGCCAATCGGGTATGGGTTGCGCCTGTGATGCAGGTAGAACGGGATGACAGGATACGTATCGAGCTTCAAGATGTACTTGTCGATCATGATCGAATCGCCGATTGAGCAGACAACCTGGATGGCGACTTCCCATATCGGGGTTGCCCTGACGGTCGAGAATTCGTTGTCGAGCAACGCCCGGTTTCCTTCGGGGATCTCACTGGTCTTGAATGTGCGCCCAGTGGTCGCGTCAAAGATCTTGAAGCGCCTCACCTTGATCTTTTCGTAACGCTCGACAAAGCGGACCTTCGACTGCTGCTTGATGGTCCCATGGAAGTTGACCGCAGCGATAGCGCTGGAGATATCGGTGTTCGGCATGCCCTCAGGTCTGTCAATGACCTGGCCACTCTCAGAGGGTGCCTGCCTGATCTTTTCGGCGTGGTCTGGGTACATGAACGTCAAGGCCTCTCGGTCGATCATGCGAGAGACGATGATATACTGGGCATCAGACAGGTCGATGTTGCGACTATTCGGGTCTGGGTATACGTCCCACGGTGGCACGCTCTTGACCATCACCTCTCCGCGACCGTCATCGGCGTGCGGGTCGATGTAGGCGATGATGTATCCAGCGCCCATTACGAAGTAGTCCTGCATCGTCTGCTGGTACTCTGAGTCTCCATTGCTGATGTGCCAAACGTGCTGAGCGCAGTCGTTGAATGTCTGGGCGGTGGACGGATCGGCAACGTCATCAACAGGGAAGTATTTGAACTGCGGCCTTTTGGCCATGAACATCGACATTTCCTGCTGAATGACTGGCATCGTGCGATTGACGACGAGCGGAGCCATGCCGCGTTCCTGGAGGCTGGTGATTTCAGCAGCCGTCCACTGTACGCCGTAGAAAAAGTCCTCATGGACGGCCGCCATCTTGGCCCACTCGGCCCTCGCGGAGTCGTAGTCCGTGAAAATCTGCCAACTCAGCCGTGCATCTTGACTGACATCTACAAGACTAGCCACGAAAGCTCCTTCTTGGGCTGCGGAAGCTCATAGGCCCCCATGAACGGCTTGATTTCTGGAGGATACGAGGCGTCAACCGCCATGTACAACGCATCCAGCGTATCGTCGTTCGCCCCATTCGGGAAATTAAGCAATTCCGACTCAAGTTCGCCAGATCCCTCGGCCAAAAAGATCTTGCCACTGGCGAACATCGGCTGCAAGGCCCGTATTCTTGAGTCCTTCGACGTCCTCGGCTTGGTTTCCTTGATGCCGACATAGACGCCAGTCTTCTCCATGGCCTTGCGGAAGGCGTTTGCCACTGCCTGTTGGAACTGGACCGTCTCGATGTTGATGATCGATGCCTTATACTTCATGCAGGCCGCGATCATGGCCTCGACGATGACATCGACGTCTCCAGTCTGCAGGCGCGTGTACGGCAGCGTGTACCTGTAGGACTCCCAGTCGGTGGCTACTGGCATGATGACCGTCCAGTCGGCCCTGTGGGACTCGCTGATGGCAAGGTCAACACCGATCGACACCGAGACAGGCACGGTCATGTTGGCAAGCCCGGGCCTCGGGGCCTCCTTGAAGAGCAACGCCGACTGAATCCGCTCGATGTTCTTGTAGATCCCGCTGTGCCTGATCAGCATGGACTGCTTGAAGGTCTGCTTGGTGAGGTCAATGGGCTCGTTCTGGTACTCCTGCCAGAAGGATTCGCCCTTTCCGCGGGCCTCAAGGGAGTCCTTGATGTTCGTCAGGCGCTCGGTCGAGAAGCGTTCGGGCCACAACGGCGTCGAGAAGTTGTTCCCAATGGCCGCTTGGTAGAAATGGGTCTTCCATGCGGTGTCCTTGCGGATGTCCTGCAGGTAGGCCCGCTGCCCGATGATGGTCCCGATGGCGATGAGCCTGCCGTCGTCGGCCAATGAGGGCTCAACCGCCTTGGTGATCCACGTTTTGTTCTTCTCGCAGGCCTCGGGGGTGCCGCTGTTGGTCTCCGACTCGAAGTCATCGAGGATGATGATGTTCGGGCGGGTGACCGAATCGGTGCCCGAGATGGTACCACGCATCTTCTGGAGCGTCCCGCGAGCCATGATCCGCACATCGTTGCTGGTGGTGATCTCTTCCTCGGCCCACTTGGGACCTTCGACCGAGCCGAAGTAGTGGAGGATCGCCGGATTCTTGGCAAGGTTGTGCTTGATGATCGACAGGAAGTTCTTGGACTGGTCCTGCGACTCGCTGATGAGGATGATCAGCATGTCCTTACCCTGCGGCTTGCGCAGGATCTCCCACATGGGATAGAGGACGCTGGCCACCGTGCTCTTGGAATGGCCGCGGGGTGCGATGATGCCGAGCTTCTTGATCGACTGGTCCTGAAGGTCGGTGTAGATCCGGCGATGGAACTCGGGAGTACGCGCATAGAAGATCTTCGGCATGCAAATCTTGCCGAAAACCTCGATGCTGGCGCAGCACTTGGCCTGTACTTCCTCCCGCGTCCCGATCTTGATCATCTGACCTTCCCGTTCATGATCATGCTGTTGATGATCTCGGTGTTGCGCTTCACGGTCTCGCTCGTCGCCGCGTCCTCGACTTCGTGGTTCTTCAGGCGGGCCTCCATCATCGTGAGGATTTCCGCCGTGCGCAGGGCGTTGTCCTCGGCACGCGCCTGCCTGATCTGTAGATCGTCGATGGCCTCCGATTGCGATGCGCTGATGGCCTTGGTGGTCCGCGTCGTGTCGACGAAGACGCCGACGGCCATGATGATCGCCACGATCTGGACCAGTCGCAGGGCCTCGTCCGTGAGGAAGAACATCTTGGTCTGTTTCGTTACGGTCATGGGCGACACCTCAAGGTACGGGGTCGAAGTAAATCTGTGGTACATAGAGAACTGGCTCCTCCTCGCCATCGAGCATGACGACGGTTGAGAGCGTCCTCCAAGTGGTGACGTCGGAGTATCCGCTGGCGCTGGTGTCCGTTTTGTACTCGATCCTGATCCTGGCACCGTACTCGACCGCAGTGCCAGTCAAGCTCACTTCAGCGGCCGGACCACCCGAGAACTCTCCGCCTACTTGCTGTCCTGTATCGGTTTCGATGTACCGGACGGTAATCGCACTGGATATGCCGTTGATGAAGTGAATAAGCCTGACTGCCATAATCCCGTCGACCATACGCATGCGTGCATCAGTGACGGTGGCCAGCACAACAACGTGGACGACCTGTGCCGGAAGCCCCTGAGATGGCGATGGGGTCGTCCGCGAAAGCAGCAGCAGAGGCCTGCGGAGAGGCCACCTTGGCTGCGCGATCGGGAACCGCCTGAACGTCATCGCTCCTCCTGATCTACGGCGTTGTGTCTACGACGTTCAATCCAGTTGCAACCTGGTTCGGCACCCACTCGTTTCTTGGCATCAAAACGATTCGATTTGACGAAGAACCCCATGCCGCAAAGCCCGCGGGGGCTGAAGTCACCCAATATTCAACCCTCCAGTATGTACCCGTCATCGTCACTCCCTGGAAGGTGTAGGGTTCGGATGAGTCCGTCTTGTCGATCCCAACCTGTGCGTTGGTGTCGTCGTTGATGTACCTGATCCCAACAGTGCCGCCGCTTGTGCCGAAGGTCAGGTTGGCTATACCAGCCTTCAGGGCGTCACAGCTGATGTCATATACGGTCGGCACCCAGTACGGATCAAGCAGGTCGACGAATGCGGTCTTGACCTCATCGTCACTGCTCGCATCGTTGGTGGCGGTCAACGTAACATTGCAAGCCGTGCCAGTGTTGAAGATGTGGGTCGGGTTCTGCTCGGTCGAGGTCTGCCCATCACCGAAATCCCACGACCACGATAAAGGATCGCCGCCGGAAGTGTCGGTGAAGTCGATCGTCTGCGGAGCCCGGCCATTGACGCTGCCACTGGCTGTGAAGTCTGCCACTAGGGCTACAACGTATATGAGCGGCGTTGACTGGACTATTTTCTGTGACCGGACATACACGTGCCTCTCCCTCGAAGCCCCCATAAGGAGTACCGATAGAATCAAAATGGAGATGATAGACCATTTCTTCATTAGTATTCCACAATCATATAGATCGTGTATGTACTAGCCCCACTGACATTGTATATCCACACGAACCTTGACATGGGATCAAATACAAGCGGAGTGGACATCTGCCACTGCCTTACAGAGAGCGCTGTGCCTCCAGTAGATGCGGCTTCCTCCCATCTATCAGCAACCGCAACAGGCGTGCTTCCAACTGATGCAAGATACGAATTGCCAGACGTTGTTGGATTCCAGTGTGTTATCAGTTTCGGTGATACCACCCTGTATGGAAAGTGCGGGCTCACAAGTCCACAGTCAACGGTCACGCCTTCCCCAGGCCCAAGCGTTACCTCAAACCCTCTAGGATTTTGAGCCATCGCGACGTTGGCAATCAACACAAAGGCGACCATGAAAAGCAGCGCTGCTCTCATGTCAATACTCCGCATTCAGATATATATACGTTGTTGCAGCTCCGGTGTTCTTGATCGAAATAGTATTCGACCTCGGGACAATGAACATCGGAGTGTTCGGCATAATCAGGGTATCAGTGACTGCGGACGCGCCACCACCATCGGCGGGTGTTCCCCACCCATCCCCTCCAGGAAACCATACCTTCATGACTCCATTGGAGTTCGTGTTTGTGAACAAGGTCAGAAGTACAGGACGCCTATCAGGTGCGAAGTCCTTCCTGATCAGAAGATTGTAGGTTCTTGTTACTCCACCAGTGGAGGGGGCGGCAACCGTCCCCCCGATGGCGTTGTAGGTTCCACGCGGGTATTGCGCGAGTGCTGGCTGCGCGGCCATGACGACCGCAACAGCCAATAGCAAGAAGACGAGCTTCTTCAATGGTTAGACCTCCCTGAAGGCGATCTGGGCGTTGGGGAACTCAGGCAGCTCGACACCCCAGTTGACGCTCTGCATGAACTTGACAGCGGACTTGATCAGCATGTCGATCACGGTGCCGTCGAAGGGTTCGACGTACCACGGAGCGCGGATCAGGTCGTCGAGGATCTTCACAGCCGCGGCATGCTTCTGGGGGCTGGCCAGGGACAGGCCGCCGACGAGGACGCGCTGGACGGCCTGTACGACCTTCAGGGCGACGTCCCAGAGCAGGTCCCAGTTGTGCTGCATCTCAGCCCACGCGCCGACATGTTCGTCGAGGTCCTCGTTGAACGGGTTCCAGTCGATGCCCTTAAGGGCGACGATCGAAGTCTTGACCTCTTCGAGCTGCAGCTCTTCCCAGATCAGCAGTGCGAGCTTCTTGGCATCCACATTGAACTCAGGCATCTTGTCCTCCATTCGACCAGTAGTCACTGTTCGTCTGGCTGGATGATAGCATCTCAGTCCAGATCCTTTCAAGCAGATTCATCGACCTGAGAAAGCCGACGAACTGCTGCGCGGAAGCATCCCAGTGGTCCACACTGCCAGTGACCTTGTTGGGCCACATGATCGTGTAGGCCTTCTTCTCATCCATCTTCGACGCACTCGACAGCATCGCCGACTCCGTCGGCCCCGGAGCCCAGAGGCTCCTGAAGCGTCGGAACCTCTTCATAGTCCACCGCCCGGGTCTGCGAGGCCTCGATGGCTGCGAGCTGCTCGTTGGAGAGGCCCACGAACGAGATGACTCCCTGACCCTTCTTTTGCCCCATGTCCATGATCCCGACGATCCTCGACAGCGAGTTGAGGGCCGCGATGCTGACAGCGTCACTGTCGGCGTTCTCGGCCAGCTCCTTGTACCTGCCAAGGATGAACCTATTATCGATATTCAGGGCCTTGAGGACTTCTTCGATCTTCTCTGCCACGATGAGCTGCACCTCCGGTTTCCTCATCAACTTGGTCGATGCTTCACGGACGTATGCTGGGGCATGTGCTCCTGGATAGCAAGCCCTATAGGCCTCATCAGGCCCCTTGCCCATGGCAAGCAGAATCCCGAACTGCTCCCATTCAGGGGCTGGCGTCACATGGCTTGTCGGTCTCTGGGCTCCCCCCAAGGTGTAACGCGAGGCTCTCGGGAGGGTGTCAATGATGGTCTTCTTGTCGGCGGTGTTGAAAGTCCCTGTGCATGTCCTGATCCAGGAACCCCCTCCACCTAGAGGGCCAGCTTTGAGGATCTGGACGACCTTCCCGTCGTCGGTCAGTATCCAGCGGCCCTCTTGAGGACCAACCCTTGGGTCCACGGAGTAGGGGACACCGATCTCGTCCGCTTCCTCCCTATCGTAGATAGGGTGGCAGACAGGCCCTTGGCGAGACTTCCACTCGACGTTCCGCATCTACACTTGCTCGGCGGTCCAGACTTCCTTGGCCATCTTGCCGTGGCTGACGGAGACTTCCAGGTCGGCCAGCAACCCCTGTGGCGGGGCCGCGTTCTGCGCGATGGCAAGGGCGATCAGGTCGCGGGCAGTTTCGAGTTCGATGTTGATCGCGTCAATCCATTCACCAGAGGTAAGCGACATGAGATTCCTCCTAGATAGAGTTTGGCCTTCTTGTTCAGGTGATCGGGTCTCCTTCTACCCCGAAGGGGATATCATCCACCCGACCTGACGTATGTCAGGGAGGGGGAGGCTCCGAAGGAGCCGACTCCTAAGACGAACGAGAATGTAACGGTGAAACTTGTGAAACATTGCGCATAATTTTTTACCAAGGACCAAGTCGTTGATCTATATGAATCGGATATGTATGTCCAGTTCTCGTTGGGCTTTTCCGCAGGGTTCACCCTGTGTGCTGCCCCCACCGATATTGTTGACAATGCTTGTCCAGTATTCTCGAAAATGCTGCCGAAAAGTGGGTGGGGCGGACATCATTCCTATGGTCATTTGACAAATGACAATCAGTATGATTTTAGTTGATAAGTTTTAGGATCTCAATGGGGAGGTTCTAGAAGGGAGGCCAACATGGCCACTCAGATGGAAGTCTTCACGGCGTTGGTGGTCGAGCTGCGCTCCTTGGCTGGTGCGCGCTCCAACGCAGGTGCTGCGATGAACGCCTTTGCCGGGTCAATGGCGGGCAAGCTCATCGCTGATGCGGCCATGGCTGGTCCGTTCGCCCGCGAGATGGCCAAGCAGGCCAAGTGGGCGGCCAAGGACTACGCCAGTGATCAGCCCAACCTGGGGCCGATCATGGGCAAGATCGAGGCCATGCTGGCTTCGATGGGTGGGGCTGTGCCCGAAGCCACCACGCCGCCCGTTCCGCAGACGCCGCCCTCGGGTGGTGCCGCGGCGACGGATGTCGATACCCTGGCTCAGCTTGTGATGAAGCTGTCCCAGCGTAGCGACGAACAGGGTGAACTGCTTGCTGCCATGAAGGCCAAGCTGGACACGCTGTAGGGTAGAGGGGGGTAATTCCCCCCTCTCTCTCTTACACATTATTGCCTTGTTGTAGTAGTAGCAACACAACAACAACGCAATTGCAGGCAACAGCAGAGCGGTAACAATACAAGTCCACGGACTTGGTTACTGCGATGACGCTGTTGCTTGGTGCAGGGAGGTGCGTGACGCCCAGCCCTGCCATGTAATGGTAAAAGTCACGGCTTCAACGGGGGAAGCAGCAGTCCCGTCGGCTACACTCCAACATCCTAGAAAGGAAGGATATGGAACTCAAGCCGCTGTCCATTGGAGATACCGTCTTTGGGCTGACGTACTACAACCATCCGGTGGTTGGTACGCTGATCAGCTTCGAGAAAGATGGTAAAGCCAGGGTGATGTCTGACGACCTCTACGTGCTCCACAACGTAGTCGCCGTGGTCAACATCGTGAACCTGGCCAAGGCACACGCCGAGAGGGTCAAGGAGAACACGCCCTTCTTGGACTGAAGTCTCTTGGGTCTGGGGGTGGGGATGGAGCCCTGCCCTTGGACCCTCCACCTCTCATGGTAGAAAGGGGACATCACCATGAAGGAATCGCTGATGAATCTCAACGCTGCGGCCAAGGCGTTGGTGTCGATGCTGGCCCTCTGGGACCTCTGGACGCGCATCTACGTGCCCCAGAAGACCGGATGGATGAGGATCACGATCGAGGGATACGGCGGCTCTCCCGTCCACTTCGGTCTGACTAAGGAAGAGGTGGAGAAGCTGGCCCCCGTGATCTCCGAGATACTGCAGGCTGGCGTTACCAAGGCCGAGCAGGAGATGACCGATGCCTCCTTCGCTCGTTCATTCCCGCCCGAGGGAGTGGACCCTGATGATGACGGTTTCTGGTAGCGGATGCCCGTAGGGGACCTGCTACAAGGAACGTTCTCGTGACGCAGTAGTCTGGCCTGCTGGGTGCGTGGGCTGGGCTAACGGGCTGGGGGGAGTGAGTAGCCTATCAGGCGTTCGTAGAAGGCCTGGCTGCTTGGCTCTCCCTAGCCTTAACCTGTCTGAGGGTTCTCCAGAAGACGAGGAGTGCCTTCACGGCGATATGCCCTAGAAAGGGGTGTGTGATGATGACGAAGAGCGAATTCGACGCCTTGACGGTCAAGCGGTTCACCTTCGACGGGTTGAACTGTCTGATCCAGAAGGTGGACCTCGGGGCAGAAAGAACGGGCCGAACGGCCTTTGGGGACTTTTGCATGGGGCACATCCACCTGTGTGGATACGTGGGCCTGCCCGAAGGCCACCCCTTCTATGGGGTCGAGTACAGCCAGAAGCTGCCGTTCACCCTGAAGGAGGCCGTGGGTGAAGCCATGCCCATGGGCGACCGTGGCATCCTTCCCATGGTCTGCAGGGCTTTTGACGGCTGCACGGCTATGGATTGTCTGATCAACGTCCACGGGTCGGTCACGTACACTGACTCCTGCGAGTGGCGTGATGGCGATCTTGGCCAGAAACTCTGGTGGGTGGGCTTTGACTGTGCTCACAGTGGCGACAGCTACGCACGCTGCAACGAGCAGTTCGTCGAGAACCAGCTCAAGCAAATGGTCTGGGATCTCCAGAAATACTCCAAGATCATGGTCGACACCAAGGATCGGCCCACGCCCGTGGAGGACGACGAGGACTGCGATATAGAGGTTCTGGACAC